CGACCTCATCGCCTCCACCTCTGCCGCCACTCACCGCCTCGCCATGAGCCAAATGCGCGGTGGGTTCAGTAAAGAGCTGGCCTCACTACGCGACCAATTGCTGCACTTCACATCACTCATAGAACTGGAGCTGGACTTCAGCGACCACGAAGAACTGGAATTTGCAGACCGCTCCGAGCTATGTCTCCTAGCAGACGGCATAGAGCAGGTAATTTCCCGTTTAGTACAATCCTTCAGTGTAGGCAATGCCATCAAGAACGGTGTGCCCGTAGCCATCATCGGCGAAACGAATGCTGGTAAATCCACCCTGCTGAATGCACTACTAAACGAGGAACGAGCCATTGTAAGCGACATACACGGGACAACCCGAGATGTGATAGAAGACACAGTCAATCTTGGCGGGATAACTTTCCGGTTTATTGATACGGCAGGCATACGCGAAACGAGCGACACCATCGAGAGCCTAGGAATTGAGCGAACCTTCCAGAAATTGGAGCAGGCGGAAATCGTGCTCTGGGTAGTTGATGCCACGAATGCCGTCTCACGGATACCACAACTAACTGCCCAGATACTTCCCCGTTGCGAAGGGAAACGGCTCATTCTCGTATTCAACAAGGCCGATCTGGTGCAGGATGCCTCAACCATCCTCACCCCCAGTTTCACCCTGGCCGCTACTAATGTGCAATGCATCTCCATCTCTGCCAAAGGGCGTACCAACCTCGACAAGCTTCAGCAAATGCTAATCTCTGCCGCTAACCTGCCCACGGTTACCCAAAACGATGTCATTGTCACGAATATACGCCACTACGAGGCTTTGACCCATGCCTTGGAAGCCATCCACCGGGTCCAACAAGGGATAGCAGAAAATCTATCCGGAGATTTTGTTTCACAAGATATCCGCGAATGTATTTTCCATCTAAGCGATATTGCGGGGGAAGTTACGAACGACATGGTACTTGGGAATATTTTTGAACATTTTTGCATCGGAAAATAAAGTAAGTAAAGCGGAAAGCAAAAGGCATACAAAACGAGTGTAATCAATGATAGATAACAGTTAATAAATCAATGTTTTACATACCATATAAACCGATATGAAATTTTTCTCTGATTATACCCGTTTTATTATTTTTTTGTTGTTATTTTGTTGCTCGTATCGAAAACAGCAACAAAAGCAACAAAAATTATGGGAAAATCGAAAGAACCGATAAGGCTCAGACAGAGAAAGACCGCTTCGGGGAATATCACATTATACCTCGACATCTACCTGAACGGAAAAAGGTCTTATGAATACTTGAAACTCTATCTTATCCCTGAAACGAACAGAAAGGATAAGGAGAAGAACCGTCAGACGCTTCAACTCGCCGAGGCGATAAAAGCCAAGCGGGTTGTTGAACTTCAAAACGGAGAATACGGTTTTAACGCCGCCTACAAACTTGAAACGAACTTTCTTGATTATTACCGGGCTATGTGTGAGAAACGTCATGGCAACCCCGAGAGCCGGGGAAACTGGGGTAATTGGTATAGCTGCCTCAAACACCTTGAACGGTATTGCAAGCCTAACACCACATTCAAGGACATAACACCTGAATGGATAATCGGTTTTCGTGAACACCTTGACAAGAACGCCCGTTGCAGAGACAAACGGAAGATTATCACAACGGAAGAAGTGACAAAGCCGCTTTCACAAAACAGCAAGGTCAGTTACTTCAACAAACTCCGTGCCTGTATCAACCAAGCATTTGAAGACAGGATAATACCGCATAACCCACTTCGTGGCATTGAGGGTTTCAAACAAGCTGAAACGGAAAGAAGTTATCTGACATTGGAAGAAGTCAAGGCTATGGCTGCTGCCCATTGCAAATACCCAGCCTTGAAAAATGCGTTCATGTTCTCATGCCTGACAGGTCTTCGCAAATCAGACATTGAGAAACTCCGTTGGCGTGAAGTTCAGCAGCAAGGAGACTTTACCCGGATAATCTTCAAACAGAAGAAGACGGGCGGGCAAGAATACCTTGACATCAATAAACAAGCGGTTCAATACATGGGGATTCGCCGTGAACCTGATGACCGGGTTTTTGTCGGTTTCAAATACAGTGCCTATTTGATAGCTGAGTTAAGAATGTGGGCAAACAGGGCGGGAATAACAAAAGACATCACGTTCCATTCAGGGCGGCACACATTCGCTGTCCTAATGCTTGACCTCGGCGCAGACATTTACACAGTTCAGAAACTTCTCGGGCACAAGGAGCTTTCTACAACACAGATTTATGCGAAAATCCTTGATAAGAAAAAGCAGGAGGCGGTTGCGATGATACCCGATATTTTCGGGGCTGATGACAACAAGGAATAAGAGACGGGGCAGCCTCATGGCTTTGCCCCTGTCCTCGTTTCATAGAAGTCTCCCTCGCCCGTCAGAAGCCAGCGTGCGGAAACCTTGTATTCTTTCACTATATAAGTCAACCAAGCGGGTTGAAAAATGTCACTCGCCAAGTTCTTTTCAAGTTTGTTCAAATTCCAGCGATTTATATCAAACTCACGGGTAAAAGTCTGTTTACCTCTTATTTTCCCATCATCTTTCAAGCGGTAAAGAGCCTCAAAAAAACGGCGTACTATCTTTTGGCTGTCTTCTGTCTGCATAATTCATCTGATTTTGCGGCTGCGGTTGCAAATTTGACGTTAATTTCTCTCTCCCGGACATTAAGGCGTTCCCTCCATGATTGAATCGTGTCGGGGCTGAAATCGGCTTTCTCCCCCTCTCTGACCTGACGTTCAAACATGCGAAGTTCATCGGGTGTCATAACGGGAATGAAGCGTTCAAGTTCCATGACCTGATAAACGTGTTCAAGGGCTTCACGGCGCAAGTCCGCTTGTTTCTCATCACTCAGCATTTCCCCCTGCCCCGTCAAGAACCAACGGGCGTTTATCTCGGGCAAAGCCTCAATGATTGAGACTACGGGTTGCAACCCGAAATCAACGCCTTTCAGAAGTTTAGACAGATATTGCGGCGACCAATTCAAAAGGGCTGCAAAGGCGGTCTGTCTCCCGCCAGTCTTATACTTTATAATATCTTGAAGTCTTCTATTCATATCCATATTTAGGTATTTTGAAAACACTTTTCCCGACAACCGCTATACGGCAACGGCAGAGCTTGCATTCCCTTCCCGGCGGGCATTGATTTTTTTGTTCTCCTGAATCTGTTCTTTCAGCATTTCCATTAATTCATCTATTTGTTTGTCACGGGCTGAAAGGCTTTCCGCTTGCTGCTTGATAATTTCCCAAACATCTTTAGGAACAGCCACCCCGCTGTCTTCACTGTTCAGATTATTAGAAAGGAACATTTCTCCCTCGCCTGATTGAAGCCAAACAAAGTTTATATTTTCATCAAGGGAACAAATTCGCTTCATAAACTTCTCGGAAAGAGGCACTTTACCCGTAACAATCTGAGAGAAAGAAGACTTTGTATATCCCAGAGTTTCAGCCAAAGCCCTTTCATTTTCCGCTATTTCCTTGAAAATAAGCCAGTTTATAACTTTTTTCAATCGTCTAAGATGTTCCATTAGTAAATATAATTATTGTTAAATTATAAATTTAATTTCGATTTATTCTTTCAGAATAATTACTTTGTTTATATTTGCACCGTCATACAATTTTGTATGCGGACAAATATACGAAATAATAAATAAAATCGGAATAAACTGATAAGTAAATTTTTGATATGGAAAGAATTACAGACAAACTCAGAAAACTTCTCGTCCTCGCAGAACGGGGATGCGGTGGCGAAGCAGAGAACGCTCGCCGTCTGCTTGAAGCTCAACTGAGTAAATATGGGCTGACGCTTGAGGACCTCTGTGAAAACAAGACATCACGCAGGACATTCAAGTATAGGAACAAAGAAGAACGCACGATTATCATTCAAGTCTTTGTATCGGTTCTTGGCAGCAAGAGTGAAGCATTTAAAGCGGCAACTTACAACGCTTCAAAGAAGACAATCTACATAGATTTGACAGACTTGAAATATGCTGAAATATCCGACATGGTTGCGTTCTTCAAGTCTCAGTTCAACAAAGAGAAAAAACGCTTGATGAAAGACATTCTCCATGCTTTCGTCAACAAACACAACATCTTTGACTGTACCCCTAATGATGATGACGAAGCAAGCGACAAGGAAATAGACTTTGAAGAACTTATGCGCATTTTATCCCTATCAAATGGTATGGAAGACGTGACATACAGAAAAGCAATTTCAAACAAATGACAATATGGAAACAATGATTTTTAAGACACCTTGCCAAACAGAACGGGAAGCCCGTGACTTGGCTATTTATAACGAGTATAATGCCCTGATTGCCGTTGAGGGACAGAGCAAGACGCTCGTAACGGAACATCTGATGAAGAAATACAATATCCACAGCGCAGGAACTATTTACTTGATTCGCCGCCGTGTGGAGAAGAAATTGGAAGCGCAGAAAGGGGGTATAAATGGCACTAAGTAAAGAGGCGCAAAAAATTAAGACCGAGTACAATAAAAAGTACATGGAAAGGTATTGGGAGCGCAAAGCTGAAAAGAGAAAAAACGAGACCAAAGCGGCGGCAGAAAAGACAAAGACCGTGACAACAAAAAGAACGACAAAGACAGTGAGCACCGTTACAGTCAAAGAAACAGAACTTTTTGAATGGCTTTTCCCCGAACCGCACGTCACGGAGGTTACAGTCTCCCGGAACGGACAGTCTGACGCACAGTATATCAAAGCCCTTGAAACGGCTAACAAGACGATAAACACGGAGAATGCCCGTCTTCAAAAACTCCTGACTAAGTATCAAGACATCGTTAGAACGGGGCTGAAAGCGATAATGTTTGACATTGAAAATTGCAAAGCATTATGAAAAAGAAAATTATTCAATGGGGGCTGATGACCGTTCTCGGTCTTTGGGGAATGGTTTCATTCATGGTTCTCGCAGGAGAAGAAGCCCCCGAGGTATGTATGACATTGGGCGATTTCATTCTTATTAAAGCCCTTGCGATAACAAGTTTTGCTGGTTGTATTCTATGCGGAAAATGGCTCTCAAAAAAAGGTCTTTTACCGGAAATAAACATACAGGAGGATTGAATATGGAAATCACTTTGGAACAACTCAATGAAAAGATAGACAACCTTTCACGGTTGACGCTTATCAGTTCAAAAACGGTTCTTGACTTTGAAGAAACGATTTTGTTCACGGGATTGAGCAAAGGACACCTTTACCGCCTGACAAGCAACCGGGAGATACCGTATTTCAAAAAGAACCGCAAGCTATATTTCAAAAAATCTGAATTGGAAGAATGGATGCTTGACCAGCGCATTCCGACAAAAAATGAAATCCAAAGTCAAGCGACAACTTATTTGGCAACCCATAAATAACACCGCCATGAATAACCGAACAACAGACATATTTGACGCATGGATTATCAACCAACATAACAGGCTGAAAGAAAGAATCGCTTCTTCAACCATGTTTGACGATGACGCTTTTCAGGAAACATATCTGACTATGCGGGAAGCCCTGAGAGTAAAGGATATTGAACTTGAATTTGAACCCGTGTTCATCAAGCTATACAGACGTATGTTAGCACGTGAGTTAAGCACAGAGTTCAGATATTCCCACCCCGACCCCTTGTTCTTTGTTCTTCTCCGTTCTGATGAAGAAAACCCGGAAGAAGTTGGGCAAGCCCCGGCAGAGAACATTCAGGCGAAACAAGTTGATGAATATGTGAGATACAATTTCAAGCCCAGTGACTACCTGATATTTCATTTGAAATTCTTTCAGGCTATGACTTGGCAAGGCTTGATAGACTACACGGGGCAAAGTTCAGCCACAATAGCAAGAAGACTGAATAATATGAAACACGCTGTGAAACAGTATTTTACCCCCCCCCAATTTATAACATACATTAACATTCAAATAACATAACTAAAAAGCAACAGCGATATGAAACTTACAATTTTTGACAAGAACAACAGCGGAACGACATCAGCCAGAACAGGTGTTCGCTCGGCTTATATCAACAGGAAAACTGGGAATATTTCATTCTCAAACACTTTGAAAAAAGGGCAAAGAATCACAGTTGAACAGACCGTCTATTTTGCCAAAGACGAAGACAGCAAGACGGGAGATTGGTATATATGCTTCAACGCCGGAGAAAACGGGTTAGCCCTCAGAGAGAAGAAGAACAGCGGTTATGCGAAAGACTGTGAACGCACGATTTATTTCAGCAACAAGTTCATCGCAAACAAAATTCTTGACGCTTCAAAAGCCCAACAGTCAGCTTCTTTTCTTGTCAGCGAAAAACCTGTTATGATTGACGGTAAGGAATGGTATAAAATCGTGTTATCAAAGCCATTGAGAGTTAACTAAATAAATTATTCACATTTCAAATTTCATCATTATGGAAAATGACATTATTGAAATCAAACAAGCTGAAATGCTTGCGGGAATTACCCGGTCAGAAATTGACATTCAGATTGCCACGGCGAAACAATACCCCCGTGACCTGAACACTGTCTTGAACAAAATCGCCACCTATGCCACAATGGATAGGGAAACGGCAGAAGACTGCTTCTATGTTCTTAGAAGAAAGGATGCAAACGGAAATGACAACACCATTGAGGGGCTTTCAATCCGTATGGCTGAAATCATCGCCGGGGCTTGGGGCAATCTCAGGGTTCAGACCCGCATCATCGGCAATGACGGACGTAAAATCACGGCTCAGGCTGTCTGCCATGACCTTGAAACAAACTTCGCCGTATGTAAGACCGTTGACCGCCGGATAACAACGAAAACGGGTAAGACATACAGTGACGATATGCAGGTTGTGACAGGTAACGCCGCCGCCTCAATCGCTTTCAGAAACGCTGTCTTGGCTGTCATCCCGAAAGCCGTTACAAAGCGTGTCATCAATGAAGTTAAACAAGTTGCGCTCGGTCAGGCGATTGACGTTGAGACATCACGTAAGAACTGCTTGACAAACTTCGCCAAAGCGGGCGTGACAGAAGCCATGATTTGCCAATATCTCGGTATCAAGGCTATCGCAGAAATAGACAAAGAACGCCTGTTTGAACTTAGAGCCACTTGGAACGCTATCAAAGAGGGAACGACAACCGTTCAGGAAACCTTTGTAAAACCAGCCCTTGAAGCAAAGGCGCAGGAAGAAGCCGACAAAAAGACCGCATCAGCGGCAGACAAAGCGGCAGCGGCTATCGCACAGGCAACGGGAGAAATACCCGCCAATGTTGACCCTGAAACGGGTGAAATCAAAGAAGAAAAATCAAAGAAGTCATCAACATCTAAAAAATAAACATTATGAACAACGAGATTATCGAAGTCAAAAGAGACGATTTGCGTGAACTTTATCAGGTATTAACCAATTACCCGGCAATATCAAAAGAACAGGTTAAGAACGAAATGCACAAGGTTTTCGGGGAAGATACATTCAAGCCGAAAGACATCATGGAGCGTGTGAAAACCTTTGAAGACGCTTGCCGTGAACTTGGAGAAGACCACCCATTTGTAAGGGCATACAACGGCTATGCAAGCAATATCCACGAAGATAACAAGAACGACACGGACATACTTGCATACCTCAAACTCCGCATCATTTGCACCGCCTTGAACGAGGGCTGGGAACCTCAATTCACAGAGGATGAATGGCGTTATTATCCTTGGTTCATTCTTTGGACGGAAGATGAACTTTCAGAGAAGTTAGATGAATGGAAGACTGACCGACATCTTATATCAACAGGCGAACATCAAACAGGATATGCGGGTCTCGCCTGTGCGCGCTCGTATGTCGCCCCCTCGAATGCGCCTGCGATCCTCGGCTCTCGCCTTTGCTTAAAGAGCGACACGCTCGCCGTTTACTGCGGGAAACAGTTCATCAACATCTGGGCAGACTTCTGTCTTATCAGAAAGAAATAATCAACAAAAGTTTAACATTCAAATATCAACAGTTATGGAAACTAAAAATAACAGCGAATTTTTATCAAAGGTCAACGCTTTTCAAGAAGAAGCGCAAGAGTTCATCAAAAAGTCCGATAAGAGACATGCGGTAATTATCATTGCCTCTGAGCCTGACGAAAACGGGGAAGGCTCACGCCAAACCGGGTCTATCATGGGAAATGAAGAAGAAGCCGTTTACGCTTTAGCCGGATTTATGAGACAGTCACAAGGACGTGAATTATTAAAACGGGCTGCAGCTTTAAGTATGGCTGAGTCTTTGATTAAATCAATGTTGAACGTAAAAAAACAGGAGGAAGAAAAATGAGTAACACAATAATCAGACCGAAAGACCGTAATGAATGGCTTGAATACAGAAAGTCAGGTATAGGAAGCAGTGAAGTAGCAACCATTCTCGGGTTGAACCCGTGGGAAACCCCTTATCAGCTTTGGAGACGCAAGGTAGGTCTTGATGAACCTAAAACAGAGACATTCGCGATGAAAGCGGGTCATTATCTTGAAGACGCTGTTGCACAGTTTTGGCATGACGATACGGGACGTGAAATAATCAAATCATCAGCCGGAGACTGGCTGATAAGAAACAATGAACGCACCTATCTTCAAGTCAGCCCTGACCGCACATATTGGCTCGCAGGAGAAAAGAAGAACGCTTCAAACAAGGGGGTTTTGGAATGCAAGACCACCCAAATGAAAATCTCTTCTGACGATTTACCGAAACATTGGTTCTGTCAGCTTCAGTATCAACTCGGGGTTGCGGAATTGAAAGAGGGCAGTTTGGCTTGGCTCTGTTCAGGACGTGAGTTCGGCTATAAAGACCTGTCTTTTGTTCCTGACTTCTACGCATGGATAGTTGAAGAAGTTGAAAAATTTTGGCGTGACAACATTCAGGGGAAGAAAGAACCCGAAGCGACATCGGTTCAGGACATCTTGCTGAAATTCAACCGTCACACGGACGGGAAAATCGTTGAAGTGAATGACGCTATTTTTTCAGACTATCAAAAACTGAAAGAAGTCAAAAAAGAGATGGATAAACTTGATGAAATCAAGACAGAGTTGGAAAACCGCATCAAACTCGGTTTCGGGGATGCAGAGGCTATCAGTTACGGAGGTCAGACGCTCGCCACATGGAAAGCCCCCAAGCCGTCAATGAAGTTTGATGACAAGGCTTTCAAAGCCGCACACCCTGAAATGGTTTCCGAGTTCTCAAAAGAGGTTCAGGGGGCACGCCGCTTCCTGCTAAAATAAGGTTCAATCAACAAAGAAAGGTCAGACAGTTATGTATATCATTTCAAACAAGCAAATGGAAGATATAATCAGCTATATCGAAGCATGGAAAGACGGGGTTCAGGTTAAAGAAAAGGACACCCGGACTTATAACAAGGTTCGCCTCGCAAATATCCTTGTGAAGAAACTGAAAGCGAAACAGCCGCTTTCAAAGCCTGAACTTTCTGAGAGCCTTTAAAAAAATCTTTGTGATTTAAAGTGAGTACAATGTAATCACTTATCTTTGCAATAACCGAAATGAAAAGGCAGTTAAACAACGATATAAACTCCGTACACGGGTTGGATATCCGAAAGGTTTTCAAACGCTTGCTGTTATGCGTGGTTAGCCCTAAATACGGAGTTTCATTCTCTCAAATATGATAACACTCAGAGAAAACCAAACAGAGCCGATAAACAAGGCTATTCATTTCTTCACGGAAAAGAAACCGAAGCCGAGTTTGATTGTTCTCCCGACAGCTTGGGGGAAATCAATACTGACGGCTTTTGTCGCGAAGAACAGCAACGATAAAATGATTGTTCTTCAACCCTCAAAAGAGTTGCTCGAACAGAACTATTTGAAATATTGCTCACTGTGTGGGGATTTCGCTTTGAATGCGGGCATTTACAGCGCGAGTTTCGGGCGAAAGGATATCGCACAAATAACTTACGCCACGATAGGCTCAATCAAGAGCCTTGGGGCTAAATTCAAGTCTCTTGGATTTACAAAGATGTTGATTGATGAAGCGCACCTTTATCCTCGTGAGGCTGACAGTATGCTCGGGCGTTTCCTGAAAGAAAGCGGGATAACACACGTCCTCGGAATCACGGCTACCCCCGTGAAGCTGCAAACGAACCGGGATAAGGACGGGCAGAACTTCTCAAAACTTGTCATGCTGACCTCCCGTTCAAAGAAAGGCAACTTCTTCAAAGACATCATTCATGTCGGGCAGGTGGCTGAAATGGTTCGCCTCGGCTTTTGGTCTCCGCTTCAATATGAGACAGCGGGATTCGACAGCAGTCTTCTTGTCTTCAACAGTTCAAAATCTGAATACACGGAAGAAAGCGTTCAGCGGGCGTATGATGCGAACGGAGGGTCTGAACAGATTGTTCAAGCCCTTGACAGACATTCAGACCGCCGCCATATTCTTGTCTTCGTTCCCTCTGTTGAGGACGCCATAACGCTTTCAAAGAAATACCCAAACTCAGCCGTGATTTACGGGGAAATGGATAAGACGGAACGTTCTCAGGTCATCGCACGTTTCAGGGCGGGCGAAATACGGGTCATATTTAACGTCAGAGTGCTTTCGACAGGCTTTGACTATACAGGTATCGACTGCATCGTTTTAGGCGTTTCTACGGCTTCTATCGCCTTGTATTATCAGATTATCGGACGTGCGACACGTATTGACCCCGAGAAAACGGACGCTTTGATTGTTGACCTCGGCGGCAATGTTGAACGTTTCGGGCGTGTTGAAGACATCACGTTTGAGCAGGGTAAAATGTGGCGAATGTTCGGAACGGGCGGGCGGCTTCTGTCAGGCATACCCATTTCGGACATCGGTCATTACACCCGTGAAGACACACGGGCGATAGACGCTCGGGCAGAAGCCCCGATTGAAATCATGCCTTTCGGCAAATATAAGGGGAACAGAATAGCGGACATTCCCCTTGATTACCGTCAATGGATGATACGCTCCTTTGAATGGAACGCAAGGAACGAGAAACTCCGCAAATCAATTCTTACAACCCTATAAATCCATCAGGCTATGGCAAGACCGAAAAAACAAACCGTTGATTATTTCCCGCACTTCGTCAAGGGCGGGCGCACGATTTTCATCCTTGAAAATAAGTTCGGGAATGACGGATATGCGTTTTGGTTCAAACTCCTTGAAATTCTCGGGGAAAGTGAGGGGCATTTCTATGATTGTTCAAACGCTTCAAATTGGGAGTATCTTCTTGCCAAAACACGTGTCACAGAGGAAAAGGCGAAAGACATTATCAACGTCTTGATAAATCTAAACAAAATTGACATTGAGCTATGGAACGAACATCGTGTTTTATGGATTGCGAATTTTGTCAGAAACCTTTCAGATGTTTACAGAACCCGTAACACCAACCTCCCGTCAAAACCCAGTTTTGAAGACAAGAAACAGCCTGAACAGAAAGTTTCTTCCGAGAAAACACAGGATGAAGAACGGTTTTCTGCGCAAGAAACCCCTAAAGGAGAGGAAAGAAAAGAAAAGGAGAGCAAAGAAAAATATCCTTATCAGGATATATGCGCCTTGTGGAACTCAATCTGTGTATCTCTGCCGAAAGTTCAAAAACTCAATGACAACAGGCGAGCAAAAATAAAATGCCGCTGTGACGAATGGGGCAAAAGCCGTGAGACTTGGCTACAGACCGCAGAAGACATCTTCAAGCGTGTTCAGGCTTCCGATTTCCTGACCGGACGGCAATCCAACAAAAGGGCGTGGACGGCGACATTTGACTGGCTATTTGATAACGGCTCAAACTGGGTTAAAGTTCAGGAGGGCAATTACGACAATGACAGAGGCGGGCGTGGCGGTCAAGACGGTGCAACGGTCACAAAGGTTCAACTCGGTGTCGGCGAGTTCTATGACAATTCAGGGCGAAGGACATACGGTTCAGGCAAGGCGATAATACCTCCGACAGCCCCACCCCGCCCGTCTGATAGACACGCTTGGGATTCATCATCAAACACTTGGATTTTATTATGAGCATAAATTGGGAAAAATACGGGATAAAAGCCCCCTACGGGCGTTCAGGGAACAGAAAGGTTTTCTGCCCACAATGCCATGACCAGCGTCACGACAAACGTGACAAAAGTCTTTCCATCAACCTTGAAACAGGTGAGTTCAACTGTCATTACTGCGGATTCTCCGGCTGTGCAGCTGAAAAAGAACCTTGGGAAAAAGAAGACCGTCCGTGGCGTAACGCCGCCCCTATACGCCGGGAGAAGCCCGTTTACAAGAAGCCCGCCCCACGTCAGGACTGTTCTTCAATCTCAGGGAAAGCCCTTGAATGGTTCAGGGGGCGGGGTATCAGCGAAAAGACCCTGACGGCGATGAAAGTAACAGAGGGGCTTGAATGGATGCCGCAGAAGAACGGCAAGGCAAACACGGTTCAATTCAACTACTACCATAACGGGGAACTTGTCAACACGAAATTCAGAACGGGAGACAAGTGTTTCAAACTCTGTTCAGGCGCAGAGCTTCTCCCATACGGGATTGACAACATCAAAGGGACGAAAGAATGTATCATCACAGAGGGCGAAATGGACGCTCTGTCATTCTTTGAATGCGGACGGACGGATGTAGTCAGCGTTCCGAACGGGGCTAACTCAAACCTTGATTATCTCGATGACTATCTCGAAGAATACTTCGATGACAAAGAAACAATTTACATCGCATCCGACACGGACACGAAAGGCGTTGTTCTGAAAGAAGAACTGATAAGACGTTTCGGGGCTGAACGCTGCCGGGTCATTGAATACGGGGACGGATGCAAGGACGCCAACGAACACCTGCAGAAGTACGGGCGTGAAAGTCTTCTGAAATGTATCGCTGACGCTCCCGAGATAAAGATTGAGGGCGTTTTCACGCTATCAGACTTTGAACAATCCCTTGACGCCCTGTTTGAGCATGGCTTGCAGAAAGGGGTAACAATCGGGCATGACAACTTTGACCGATTGTGTTCTTTTGAAACGAAGCGTCTGTGTATTATCACGGGCGTTCCGAGTTCGGGAAAATCTGAATTTATTGATGAGATTGCAGAACGATTGAATATCCGATACGGCTGGCGTTTCGCTTATTTCAGCCCGGAGAACGCCCCGCTGGAATATCACGCTTCAAAACTGATTGAGAAGTTCACGGGTAAACAGTTTGACAAAGAACACCTGACATACGGGGAGTACAAACAAGTGAAACAACACCTTGAAACAAATTTCTTCTTCATATCCCCGAAAAGCGATTTCAGGGTTGACGCTATTCTCGAAAGGGCGAAATTCCTTGTCAGACGCAAGGGTATTAAAGTTCTCGTTATTGACCCGTATAACAGGCTTGAAGATGAAAGCGAGGGCAAGAACGAGACGAAATACATATCAAGGCTGCTTGACAAACTGACAAACTTCGCACAGCTGCATGATGTGTTGGTTATCCTTATGGCGCACCCGACAAAGATGCAGAAGAACAAAGACGGTGAGCCTGAGATACCGACACTTTATGACATCAGCGGCTCAGCGAACTTCTACAACAAGGCTGATTTCGGTATTGTCGTTCACAGAAACCGACTTGAAAACACGGTTGAAATCTACGTGAAGAAAGTGAAGTTCAGACACCTCGGAGAGTGCGGAATGGCTCTGTTCAAATATAACCTGAACAACGGGCGTTACAGCCCCTTTGTCAACGGCACAGAACCCGTTTGGGATAACAGCAACCATTTACAGGAAGAAATCAAACGGCGTGAGCAGGAAGCCTTTGAAGCCTCTCAATTCAACTGGGATGACTTTCAGCCATCCGATGAAGAATGCCCGTTTTAATCATTTGAGTTATGAAGTGCCATTATATCTACACGGAAACAGGCGAAAAGGTTTTGATACCCGGCTGTATGGGTACGGCAGCTATGGGTATCGAACATTGTACCTGCCGCTTTGAAAAATCTCCCGCTCAATTTGAGCGTGAACAATACAATGAAACCATAAAGGTTCTGAAACAAGAAATAAAAGACCTTGAAAGCGAAAATGCGTACCTGAACAGAATTATAAAAAAACTGACTAAAAACAACAGAAGATGAAGCCGAAAGAATTTTTTGACGCTGTTGTCCGAATGAGAGAAAAACAGCGGGAATATTTCAAGACCAAGACAAATTCAGCCCTGACAGAAAGCAAGAGGCTTGAACGGATCATTGATGACGAAATAGAGAGAGTTCAAAGAATTATTCACGAAAAACAGAACCCGAAGTTATGGCAAGATTAGACATTGAAAGGCAAAAACGGCTTGAACCGACACGCATTGAATATGCTGTCAGCCGCATTCAGGAACTCGGCTTTGAGATTGTTCTGCGTGACAATACTCAGATACGGTTCATTCACAAAGGGCAAACAGTGACGTTCTTCCCGTACAGCGGATGGGCGACAGGAAAAAGCATAAAGGACGGGCGGGGTCTTGAAAGACTTCTTAAACAGTTGAGAGCATGAGACCGAAAGGAAACGGATTGATACCGCTTCACGATGAGAAGCAAGAAGAACGGGGCTTCTTCTGTATAAAGCTGGTTCAGTTTCTGAACACAGAAGCCGAAATGGGAACAGAAGAATACAAGCGGCTTTGGGATGAAAGGTTCTCAGCCGCTAAGAGTGGTTCATGCTTTTATAGAAACCGCTGTCCGATATATGAAAGAACGGTCAAAAACAGACCCGTACAAATGAATTTATTCACTTAAAACTAACTAAAAATGAAGAATTATCAATTTGAGGAAATAACATTTTGGCTCTCGTTGATTGCATGTTTAATGGCTTATGATGCAGAAATGTTGTGGCTTGCAAAAATATTGGGAGGAATAAGCGTGATAAATTTTTTTTGCGCAATCGTTACGGCTTGGATAGATGTGAAACATAAAAAGAATTGAAAATGAAAATGAGAAAACAGAAAAAACAAATCCCTGCGGATTTCCGCAAACAAATGTATGAGAGCTACAAAGCTAATATGGCTTTCTACGGTAAACCGATAAGCCCGTACAAACAATGGCTGAAAGACGTGTTTAACACTAAAATACCGAACCATGACAAAAGATGAAATCAAAAGACTACCATTTGTAGTGACGGCGTATCAAATGATATATTCTTCCGAAAGCCACTGCGGTATTTGTCATTTATCTTGGTCTGCTTGCGGGACTGAACATATAGAAATTACCGATGATTACGGGGTGTTCTATGTATGCCCGCACTGTTGGGAAAAGAGTGATTTGCAGACCGTTTTAAAAGCAACAACGCAAGGTTATTTAAGTCAGTTTCATTCATGTGACACAGATGAAGATAAGGCGCATTTTCTTGAAGAACATAAGCTGGTTGATATATTGATGAAGACAGAACAAAAGTATGTATCAACCCATTCAAAAGACGATGAAAAGGAGGGTTACAAATGAAAGACAGTTTGGATGATGTTTGTGACCGTCTTCAAGAAAATCTTGGTCTCCTTGATGAAGCGGTAAAAGAGTTAAAAGAGGCTTTGATAAACGCTCAGGAATCTTTAGGAATGTCTATCGCTGAGATTGAACGGGCTGTCAAACAAATAGCAAAGCTCGGGGCTGAATGTTTGACGGCAAAAGCCATTGAACACAGTTTGAAGTACGAAATAGGAAGAATAAACCTTGAAGATTATGAAATACGTTCTGAACCCATTAAACGTGAACCGCTCCCACCGTACAAAGAACGGCTGCACCCCCGGAAGCACTGGCAACGGAAACCCTATTGGCTCAGAACCCGGAGCAACCCGAAGAAAAAGGGCTATCATTAAGCCTGAGAGCCTGAACGCAAATGAAGTGAACTTATTACAGAAAACGGATATTTAATCGAATAAAAAACAAGAAATTATGGGCAATTTTTCAATCAAAGAAGACCTTCTGAAACTGAAAGGGGCGTTTATAACAAACTTCAAGGGGCGCACGGAAACCAAACGCTGCCTTGTCATCCCGGTTGACGATAGCGGGCTTTATGTCGGGGAAAAAGGCGTGTATCTGAACCTGACAGCCATAGAAATGGAAAACCCGCAGTACAAAGAAACACACTGTATCAAACAGTCACTTGACAAGGAGATATACGAAGCCCTGTCAGAAGAACAGAGACAATCCCTCCCGATTATCGGCGGCATGAAACCGCTCGTGAAGAAAGCCGCCCCACAGATGAACGTTAATTCAACATTTGACGGGGCGCAAGCTGTCGAAAACACAGATGACCTGCCGTTCTGATGACAAGAAAAGGAATATAGACAAAAGGGGAGCAATCCCCTTTCTGTTTTCCCTACCCTTGAACAACCCCCAAAATCACGTTAAAACATGAAAGCTGATAAAAGTATCGCAAAAACAAAGAAAAGCCGACAGACAGCCGCAAAACCGCCTCTACGTGACGTTTTCACGGTTATTTGTAAGACCGATTTAAAAGTAGAGTGCGTAAAAGAGTTCAAATTTCACCCAGTCAGGAAGTGGCGGTTTGATTACGCCGTGCCTGAGTACAAAATCGCCCTTGAAGTTGAGGGTGGCGTATGGACGGGCGGGCGGCACACTTCCCCGAAAGGTTTTCTCGGAGACATTGAGAAATATAATACGGCTACGCTCATGGGCTGGCGTGTGTTCAGAACAACGCCTGATGACTTGTACAAGAAAAAGACCCTTGATTTGATGAAATCAGCCATTTTGAATGATTTTACCCCTTAAAAAGCCCCTTTTTTGCCTAAAAGTGATTATATTATACTCGCTTTTTCATACTTTTGTGCGTACAATGTAATCACTAATCAAAAAAGAGTATGAAAACAGAAACTATTCATCTTTCACAAATTCAGGTTAACGGGGCGAATCCCCGTACAATCAAGAATGACAAGTTTGAGAAGTTGATTAGGTCTATTCTAATTCTCCCGAAGATGCTTGAACTTCGCCCGATAGTCGTTGACAACACGTTCACGGTTCTTGGTGGG